CTTTGCTACGGTGAGCGCCGTCCCGTCTCGCCGCTATCGTCTAGGGGACTAGGACGCCGCCCTCTCACGGCGGAAACCGGGGTTCGAATCCCCGTAGCGGTACTCCGAAAGCCCTGCAAATCGCAGGGCTTTCGCGTTGAAGGGGGCCAATGGGCCAGCGGATGGGCCAGTCCTGACCGCGCCCGCACCTATCCTCGGCTCATGACCTACACCCTCCGCAGCACCAACCCCGACGGCACGAAGAACGAGACCGAGATCACCGCCGAGCAGGCCTTCGACCTCGGAGCCGGGAATCCCATCGCCTACTTCCCCCGCGACGAGCGCGTGCTCATCGACGACGACGGCACGATCACGCACCGCGAGTCCGCGATCCCGCAGCAACTCGACGAGGCGGCATGACCAACGATCCGCTTCGACCCTCGCCGTATCGCTACCGGCGACGCGCTCAACAACGGCAGAGTGCTACACGACACGCTCGCTTCGACTGAGCACTACCTCGATGCGTTCAAGACCATCGAGACGCTCGACCACGACGACCTCGCGCACCTCGCGCTCTACGTCGCCGCCGACGCCGCCGCCACGCGCGGCGAGCAACAGGCCAGCGGCCAAGTGTGGATCGACTGGTGGCGCGGTATCGATACCCCAGACCCCGACGACCCGCCCCACATCGAGTCCACGCCAGGGATGCTCTGGCCCATCGTGCGGCCCGTCGAGGGCGACGACCCCGACCGCGCACCCAACACGTAGCTGAACGCCTGCGTTTCTTCTATAGGGCGCCAACGGACACCCCGCAACCGCGCCTCACAAAGACGTCCCGGCGGCACCTGCTTTCAGGCGGGAGCAGCAGCGAGGGCGGGTTTCCGGACCACGCTCGGGTTCACGCGAAAGCGCAAGTCGTGGCAAGCACCATCGTAAGCCCATCTATCTCGACACGAACACATCACCCTAGAGGCTTCCAGGAGGCACGGAGTGACAGCCAGTATTCCCTGCCTACGCCCTCGGCCGAGCACCGGCTACCGACGACATGAGTGCGACGAAGTCGAGGTCATCGCGCCCCGCGATCCACCGCGATCCAGCGGCGACCAGGATGTTCATGATCCCGCCGAGCGCCTCCGCATCGATCTGCGAGACCATCCACGCCAGCTTCCCGCTCTCCTCAAGATCCGGATTCATCATCAGCACCAGCGTGTGCGGGTCGATCGCGACAGCGAGTCCCGCGAGACCGGCCAGAATCTGGTCGACGTGTGCGAGCACCGCGGGCCGTTCGTCCCAAAGCCGGACGGGGTCTTCACGCTCGGTCAGCAGCTTCGCGCATGACCGCCCGAGTTCGATTCGGTGGCTCTCGAAGAGCACGACCGGCTCCGACCCGGTCACGAGTAGCGGCTTCGACAGGCGTCGTACGGAGACGATGAATCGAGAGCCGATGGCGGCCGTCGCTGTCTCGATCAACGGCAGGAGAATTGCTTGGTGGCGGTTCGCGCCCGGCTCAAGCACGAAGCCCCCATCGCGCTTCGCGGCGAGCCGGATGGGCTCGACGTCTTCGTCGCGCGCGGTCCCGGCCTCAACTGCTACCTCGAGCCCGTCGAGCATGTGTTTCTTCAGCGTCGGCAACGCCTGTTCGTCGAGCCGATCGCGAAGATCAGGCGACCGGGCCATCTGACCAGCCACGAAGAGATAGAGGGGGACGCGCTCGTCGGAAGTGCGGTCGAGCAGTCGAAGGAACTCCTCCGCGTGGCTCTCGATCGCAAATCGTCGCACGTCCTCGAGCGCGGTAGCGCCTGCGCTGTCCAACCGCGCCATCGGCCCCGTCTCGAGTTCGTCGTCGTATGATCCGTCTGACCTTTGCCAGCTGTTCAGACGACGGTGCGTGCCAACCTCGCGAACACTCTGGCGACAAAGAACCTTCACATCCGGCTGCACACGCACCACAGTTAGGCGCCCGGATTCGTCGGCGAAGCGCCGTAGCAGATGCTGCGGCACGGCGTGATGTCGCTTCGCCTGCGTCTTCGCCCGCGAATTGTCCATGTCCACGACTGTACGGGGGTGGTCGGAGCCCACTTCGCCTTGCAGGCCAGGAGCGGGAGCGACTCTGGTACTACCGCTTTGCGCGAGAAGCGGCAGCGAGGTCCGAGTTGGGACTCGACTGCTGCTTCGAGGCAGGAGCAGCAGTCATCGTTCGGCATGGCGTGCGGCATGATGCCCGCGGCAGAGAGACCTCAGATTCGACGGCTGATCGGTCCCGCCCTCGACCAGCGGCACGATGTGGTCGACCTCCGTGGCAGGCTGGCCGCAGAGCTGGCAGCGGTGGCCGTCGCGGGCGAGGACGTGCGCTCTGATCCGTCGCCAGGTGCGCGTCGAGCCGTTGCGCAGCGTGTGTGTCGGGCAGCGCGACCCGCTCGTCGGCGTGCCGCAAACGAGGCACGGCCTTAGAGCCATCCGAGCAGCTCTATGGGCTCGGGTCGGTGCTCGGCGCGCTCGACGGCCATGCAGAGCGCGATCATCGCGTCGTTGTTGGCGCGCGGGTTCGGCTTGTCGATCCGCCATCCGCGGCGAGAGTGACGCGCGATCGTGTTGGTGGCATGGCGCGCGAGCTGCGGATCGTCGGGCAGCACGAGCCGTTGCTCGACGATCGCCGCATGCAGTCGCGCGGACGCCGGGATCATCCGGACGTCGGTCTGCGGGAACTCCAAGACGAGGATGCGTTCGCGCTCGAGCTCCTGCGCGGCCTGCCCGAACCGCCACGGATCGAACACGACCTCGCGCACCGTGTAGCGGGCGGCGAGGTCGCGGACGTGCGCGACGCAGTCCAGGACGCCGCCGTCGCCGTGGTAGATGCCGACGCCCACGTGCAGGCCGGCGTTCACGTACACGACGGCGCTCGCGCTGCGCTCGCCGCCGACGTCGACGCCGATCCAGACGTCCTCGCCGTCCACGAAGGTCGGCTCGCCGACGCAGGCCTGCCACGCGCCGGGCGGCAGCCAGGAGCCTTCACCGATCCCCCAGCGGCAGGCGTGGAACTGCGCGAACGCGAGCTCGGGCACGGCGGCGCGCTGGCGCTTGAGATCGGCGACCGTGATCCACGGGGCGGGGTTGCACGCCTTGACGGCGCGCATGTCGTCGAGGTCGGCCTCGTCGGGCAGCGACCATTCCAGCCAGTGCGGGTCGCCGGCGGCTTCGATGACGGCGCCCTTGCGCGTCGTCGTGGCCTGCGCGAGCGCGCGAGCCCGCATCCGGCCCAGCGGCGAGTCGAGCTGCGCCGCGGCCGTGGAGATCACGAGCAGCTTGCTGTCGTGGCGCTTGACGAGGCCCGTCGTCATCGCTTCGAGCAGGCCGCTGTCGGGCCAGCTCCAGACCTCGTCGCCGATGTAGAGCGTCGATGAGAGGCCGTGGACGCGCGGGCCGTCGGATGGGACGACGCGCAGCAGGCCGTCGCCGTCAGGGTGGCGCAGCTCCAAGTGACGGATGACGAGGTGATCCTCGACGGCGGGGTGCTGCGCGAAGCCGCGCATGCGCTCGAAGCAGATCCGCGCCTGGTCGCGGCTGGCGGCGCCGATCGTGACCGCGGCGCCCGGGGTGCTGAGCAGGTGGTGAACGCCGATCTTCGCGGCGAGCGTCGTCTTCGCGTTGCCGCGTGGCAGGATCGCCGCGATCTCGCGGGCCGGGCCGAAGTACGCGCGGGCGATGCGCTTCTCGTGCGCCGCGAGCGGCTCGTCGATGAGGTCGCAGAACGCGACGAGGCCGGCGATTCCGGGCCGCATGCTGGTAGTTGCCTGCACAACCAGTACTATAACCCTCAACATGAGCGTGAGTGTTGAGCGGCGGACGTGGTGGGGCGGTAGACGCCGCGTCGAGGATCGCGCGCTCAGCGCCGCGGCGCAGACGGCGAGCTCGCCGAACGTGATGCTCGACCTCGCGGCACCCGGGACCGTGACGCCCGCCAACGCGCTCGCGATCGCCGATGTCTACGCAGCCGTGCGCTGCCTCTCAGACGCCGCAGCGTCAGTCCCGCTCATTCCCTACCGCAGGACCGCCGATGGCCGCACGCGCGCCGACGGGCGCCTGGCCGACCTCCTGCGCCGTCCTGCACCCGGCGCAACGCAGGCGAACCTGATCGGGACCGCGATGGCTCACCTGCAGCTCTACGGGAACGCGTACCTCGGCAAGTTCCGCGATGCCGATGGTCGCGTCGCGCAGCTCGGCATGCTGCATCCCGATCGCGTGAGCGTCGAACTGCGCGCCGGTGAGCCCGTCTACACGGTGAACGACGGCCGCGGCCGGCAGACCGAGCACACCACCAGCGACATCGTTCACGTCCGCGCGCTGTCCACCGACGGCCTGCTCGGACTTTCACCGATCCGCCAGGCCCGCCAGGCGCTCGGGCTCGCGCAGAACCTTGCTGCGCACGCCGACACGTTCGTCCGTAACGCGGGCCGTCCGTCGGGGATCATCAACGTGCCGGGCGGCGCAAACCAGGAGGCGCTCGAGCGCGTCAGCCAGTCATGGCAGGCGTCGCACATGGGTGCCCAGAAGGCCGGCAGCATCGCGATCCTCTCCGGTGACGGCGTGCAGTTCACGCCTCTAGCGCTAACCCTCGCGGATGCGGAGTTCGTCGCTCAGCGCAACCTCTCCACCGCGGAGGTCTGTCGGATATTCAGGATTCCTAGCTGGATGCTGGGCGCGGCATCCCCCGACTCGATGACCTACAGCAACGTGGAATCGCAGGCGCTCGCGTTCGTCACCTGGGGGTTGCGGCCGTGGCTCGTCCTCGTCGAGCAGGCGATCAGCGAGGACGAGGATCTCTGTCGCGGCAGCCTCTACGTCGAGTTCCTGCTCGACGCCCTACTGCGCGCCGACTCGAAGACCCGTAGCGAGGTCTACACCGCTGCGCTGGACCCGATCACGGGCTACATGACGCGCGCCGAGGTCCGCCAGCGAGAGAACCTCGACCCCGAACCGTCGCCGACGGTTCCCGCACCCTCGGAGCTGATCGTATGAGCACCATCACCCGCCCGACCCCCGGCGCCGTCGAGCAGCGCACGGCGCCCGAGACGACGATCGACGGCCGGCGCCTGCGCGGCATCGTGCCCTACAGCACCGAATCGAAGGACCTCGGCGGCTGGCGCGAGATCATCCAGCCGGGCGCTCTCGCCGGCGCGAAGCTCGACGACCTGATCGCGACCGTCGATCACGTCGGCATCCCGATCGGCAGGTTCCCGACCACGCTCGACGTCGAGGATCGCTCGGACGGCCTGCACTGGTCGGTCAGCCTGCCCGAGAGCCGCAGCGATCTGCGCGAGGCGATCGAGCGCGGCGACCTACGCGCGGGCTCGTGGCGAATGATCGTGGCGCCCGGAGGCGACCAGTGGCAGGGCGACGTCCGCCATATCCACGAGATCGCCGAGCTGCGCGACGTGTCGATCGTCAGCTCGCCGGCGTACCCGCAGGCGCTCACCGAATACCGCAGCAGTGAACCCACCAACCCGGGCGACGCCCAGGAGGCAGTTATGGGCACCGAGCCCGACACGCAGACCGAGAACACACCGCAGATCACCGAGGATCGCGCCGCGCCCGTAACGGGCGGCCTGCAGGTCGCCGACCGCGTCACCGTCGGCGAAACCCGCACGCTCGCTGAGCAGTTCCGCCAGAACGGCTTCCCCGGCGAGACGGCGACCGTCGACTTCGGCGAGTTTCGCGCCGCGACGTTCACTGGCAGCCTGGACACCCTGGCACCCGGCCCGCAGCGCGTCGGCGTGAACCTCGGCGCTGACAGCCGCTACGCCTGGCCGGTGTTCCCCCAGGTGGCCGTCGACGGTGGCGACACCGCCGTGCAGGTCCTGCGCCAGTCCGCGCGCACGCTGCCGGCCGCCGCGACGGTTATCCGCGCGATCGACGCTGTCACCACCAAGCCCGAGGTCGCGTCGGTACTGGAGATCGTCACCGTGTCGCTGAAGCAGGTCGCGGCCATCCAGTCGAACATCCCCAACGTGTACCTCGAGCAGGTCGCATTCAACTCCACCATCGAGGGCGACCTGCGCCTCACACTGAACGAGGGCCTCGACAAGCTCGTGCTCGACGCTGTCGCGGCGAGCGGGTTTCAGGCGCCCGGCACCGACCCGCTGCTGATCTCGATCCGCAAGGCGATGACCACGATCCAGGCCTCGGGTTACAGCCCGGACACGCTCGTGCTGACCCCTGCGAACGCGGAGGCGCTCGACACGCTGCGCGCGACCGCGACGGCCGGCGAGCAGTACTACGTCTTCGCGCCGGCGCAGCTCGCGCCACGCGCGATCTTCGGCCTGAACGTGCGGATCTCGAAGACCGCGGCCGCACCGTTCGTCGCCGACAGCTCCGCGCTCGGCAAGCTGTACGTGTCGCCGATCAGCCTCGCGAAATTCGAGGTTGACGCCGGGGCGACTAACCGTTCGAACGTTCGCCTCGAAGGACACGCGGCGTTCGGCACCGAGCGCCAGGCCGCCGCTGTCCGGATCGCCGCCGCGTGATGGTCGCGAAGAAGAAGGCGAACCGCGTCCAGCCCCTTCCCGACTTGGCTGAGGCCCACGACGGCGCGCGCCGTCGTGGTGAGCCGAAGTCGAAGAAGCCACGACCGATCAGTGAGAACCCGGGCGCAGCGCTCAGCCTTGTGAGGCGCGCACGCCCCGGGCGCTGACCGCCGCTAGAGCGGGTAAACTCACCCGAGTCGGGCCTCTTCACCCCGGCCGTATCGCAGCCCTGCTCCGGCTGTTCGTGAACCGTCAAGCGCCCGCCACCGTGCGGGCGCTTTGCGTTGGTACGCCCGTTGGTACGCCGCTACCGAGCCTATGATGGTTTTCACCGGCGATCTGAAGACCGTCGGGCCTGTTCACCACAGCAAGGAGCAACCATGCAACACCCCCCGCCCTCGGCGTCCGTTGACGCTGACGATCGCGCGAAAGTTGACGCTGCGGTCAAGGACTACCACGCGAGGATCGCGCCCTATCAGACGGCGCGGCTCGACTGGACCGACGATATGCGCGTTCAGCTTGCGCGCAAGCTCATCGAGGCAACAGACTGGAAGGCCCCGACCGCTGGCGTCGACGATCACGCCGACGCCAGCAGAGCCGACCTGAATGTGATCGCCCAGATCGAGTGGTTCACAGAACTCGATCACGCTGAGGTTCGCCGACTGCAAGACCTGCACCTCGCGGCGACGGGCGCACTTGAGCACGTGCATGCGACCAGCAAGCGTTATTGGGACCGCGCGCGTCAGCGACTGGGCTTCGCGGTCGCGGTTTGCTATCGCGACCAGGTTCGCAGTCATCAGCCCGTGACCATGCAGCACGGCGCGCGCCGCTCACGTGCTGCTCGGCCCCGCGAGCGTCGCGCCGCCGCATCCAGCCGCTCGTCGGGCTGCGATCCCGGCGACAGCAGCGGCCCAAGCGACTTACCCGCGCCAGCACATCTCGCGCTGGCGCCTAAGCCGAAGGCGGCGTCCCGATGACCGCGCTCCCGCCACTGTGCCGCTGCGAGATCTGCGGCCGCACATGCTGGACGCGCCCGACAGACCCCGCTCCGCGCTGCCCCGCTCACCGCCGGGCCTGGACTGAGCGCTACGAGCCGCTCGCGCTCGTCGAACTGCGCGAAGCGGGGACCGCATGAGCGCGCCCCCGACGTTCGCCGGCCAGCCGCGCCCGGACCTCAAGCCCACCGACGAGCCCGGGTTCTTCCAGGACGCCGACGGCAACGTCTACATGGCCGACGCGCCGGCGTCCCCCAACGGCAACGGGCGGCCATCGAAGCTCCGCCGCTACGACGTCGCGAAGATGCTCCGCGAGAAGCCACCGGACATCCCGTGGGTGATCGACGACGTTGCCGCCCGTGGGCACTTGACGATGCTCTCCGGCAAGGCCAAGAGCGGCAAGAGTTATCTAGCCGCAGGCCTTGCCGTCGCGTGCGCGCACGGAGGCGGCACCGTCGCCGGCATCAAGTGTCATGCCGCGCGCATCCTGTACATCGATGCTGAGAACGGCAGCGCCGAAGTGCATCGCCGTGTGCGCCTGCTCGGGCTCGACGCTCCCGACCGCTTTGAGATCTACGGCGCCGCGGGCTTCGACCTCGCCCGCGACCTCGGACTGATCGCAAAGCTCGTCGAGAAGCATCGCCCCGAGCTTCTGATTCTCGACAGCTACCGCTCACTGTGGGGCGGCGACGAGAATGACAGCGCCTCCGTCTCAAGGGCCCTGGATCCCGTCCGCGTGCTCGTACACGACCGCAACGTCGCGGGCATCCTGATCCATCACGCCAACCGAGCCGGCCATCAACGCGGCTCGACTGCGATCGACGCGAGCGTCGAGCACCTGCTGCTGCTCACCCACCAGGAAGGCGACGACGATCGTCGTCGCCGCAAGCTCGTGAACACAGACAGCCGGTTTGCTCGCGAAGCCGACGACCGCTGGCTGCGCATCGACGCCGACGAAGCTCTCGGCTGCGTCTTCATCGACGAGGTTGAGTCGTGCGAGAGCGTCCGCACGTTCGCTGCGCCGGTAGTCGCTCAGCTGACCACCGAGATCGTCGCTGCCATCAGCGACGGCGCCATGACGCTCGCCGATGTCGCGCGCGCCGTCGGCCGCGGCCCGAAGGACGGCAGCGTCCGCAATGCGCTCGGCGCCCTGCAGCGAGACGGGACGATCGAGAAGGGCTCCGATGGCCGCTGGAGAGGGTGCAAAGGTGCAAACCCCCCTAGGGCCGATGCACCTTTGCACCCTCCGGACGGCCTCGACGACCTCGGACCCGAGCAGGACGACGGCGGCCTCGCCGACGCCCTTCCCGCGCCGGCGTGCCGCTGCGAGAGGCCGATCCTCATGCACGACGTCGAGGAGCTGCGCTGCGAGAAATGCGGCCACAACGTCGAGGAGCAGGACCGATGACCGACACGGCCCCGATCCCACGCCTCGCGCTCACCCGCGAGGAAGCTGCCGCCAGCGTCGGCATGAGCCTCGACAGCTTCGAGCGTCACGTCCAGCCGACCTTGCGCCTCGTGCGCCTCGGGCGGATGCGGCTCGTCCCAATCTGTGAGCTGGAGCGCTGGCTCGAAGACAACGCCCACCGAACAATCCCAACCCAGGAGAAGGCCGCATGAACGACAGCACCCCCGACCCGACAGACGAGCAGATCGACTGCATGCTCGACCGCATCTACTCGCTGGCCGGCGCGTCGCTCGTCGACCACCCGCAACGGCACCGCGCCGCCGAGATCCTCGCCGCCGGCGGGCACCTGTTCGCGCGGCGCGACGACGACGGCCACGTGTCGCTGTTTGTCGGCTGGTTCGCCGACCCGGAGCTACGCCCGCCCGACGTCGACGCGCTCGAGACCGTCAAGCTGCTGCGCGTACCGCGGCAGGTGCTCGTCGGCGCGTCGAACCCGAGCGACTCATGATCCCCGGCACCGCTGGTCACTACTGGCCGACCGACCTCGACGACGACGAGCGCGCCGAGTGGCTGATCGCGCGCGTCGACGAGGATCACCGCCACACGGCCCCGATCCTCATGCCGTACGCCGGTAGCGACGAGGCGCTCGACGCCCTGGAGGACGCATTCCGGCGCGCCTTCGACCTCGTCCGCGCGAGCGGACGCCGCCTCGGCGTGCAGCTGCTCGTTGGCCAGCACGTCGACAGCGCCGAGGAGCGCCTCGTCGCGATCATCCACGAGCACGTCTTCGCCGGCGGCATCTGCGTCAACGGCTGCGGCGCGCGCGAGCCGGTGGACGACGACGAGGCCGCGGCGTAAGGTGACTCCCACTGAACCACGAAACGGCCGGGCGGCGCTTGCAACGCCCCCGGCCCGGCCCACGGAGACGAGTCCATGAGCACCAAGAAGCCTACGGTCCCCGGCATCCAAACCCGGCACCGCACAACGTGCCCAGCGCCACGCGCCGACGGCCGCTGCTGCACACCCGGCTATCGCGCCGAAGTGTTCGACCACCGCGCCGGCAAGAAGATCCGGCGCACGTTCGACAGCAGGACCGCGGCGAAGCTCTGGCGACAAGACGCGCTCGTCGCGATGCGAACGGACGGCCCGGCCGCGATCACGCCGACCGGGCGCACGATCGCCGTCGCGCTCGACGAGCTCCTCGACGGCATGCGTGACGGCACGGTCCTCGACCGCTCTGGCCGGCGCTACAGGCCCGCCACGATCCGCAGCTACGACGAGGCGATCCGCAAGTACCTGAAGCCGAGGCTCGGGAAGCTGCGCCTCGGCGAAGTACGCCGCGCCGACGTACAACGGGTCGTCGATCAGATGCACGCCAGCGGGCTCGCCGGCTCGACGGTACGCAACAAGCTCGACCCGCTGCGCGTCATCTACCGTCGCGCCATCCAAGACGACGAGGTGACCCGCAACCCCGCCGTGAAGCTGCGCCTCCCCGCGCTCACCACGAAGCCGCGCGAGATCGCCAACCCCGAGCGCGTTGTCGACCTCCTCGGCGCTCTACCGGATGGCGAGCGCGCCGCGTGGTCGACAGCGTTCTACGCCGGACTGCGCGTCGGTGAGCTGCGCGCGCTGCGCTGGCATCACGTCGACTTCGACGCCGGGCTGATCCGCGTGCAGGCCGGCTGGGATGACGCCGCCGGAGAGCAGGCCACGAAGACGCAGGCCGGGGAGCGCACGATCCCGCTCGTCGGCAGGCTGCGCGCCGACCTCGCCCGCCACAAGCTCGCGACCGGGCGCGACGCCGACGGCCTTTGCTTCGGACGTACGCCATCGAGCGCGTTCACCCGCTCCACGCTGCGCGCCCGCGCGCTGGCCGCGTGGAAGACAGCCGGGCTCGACCCGCTCACGCCGCACGAGGCGCGCCACACCTGCGCCAGCTACCTCGCCGCCGCCGGCCTCACGCCGAAGGAGGCGCAGACCGCGATGGGCCACGCCGACATCCGCACCACGATGAACGTCTACGCCAAGGCCGTCCCCGGCTGGGAGCAGGGCGCCGCCTCGAAGCTCGACGCCTACCTCGACGCTACGGGGATACCGTCCCCGACTCCCGCCTCAATGGGCCAGTGATGGGCCAGTCCACCCCCAAGCCGGGCGGTCCTGAGCGGTTCGCCAGCGGTCGGAACCCCCGCAGTTGCAGGGGAAACCCTTATAGCCGCTGACCCACCAGCAGTGTTCGAATCCCCGTAGCGGTACTAGAAACCCCCTGCAAACCAGGGGTTTCGTCGTAAAGAGGGTGGTGCGGACCACTGTGCGGACCAGTGAGACAGTTCATCCGCTGACCGTGGCATCCTCCG